ACTCATACGACTTTAAACCTAAATGGTTTTGTTATCATTGTTTCACTGCCCAAAGTAACCTTTAACTTTAAGTCGTAATGTCTGTTTTTGTATAAGGGTGTTGTGTCAATTAAGACATATGACGCAACAGTATCACAATCAACGTGTGAATATTGGTCAAATGGAACAACCGTTGTTCCTGACCCAGCATCAACAATACTAAACTGTGATCCAGATGGTAGATAATATTTGTTACTAAATCTGGAAGTATTTGTGTATGTTTTAGCAGGATACTTGTCTCTTACTGTAAAGTATAGTTTTGACTTGTCACCTTTTGTGTATTCTGACTTTAAGTTCTTTGGTGCTAACTCAATGTCAAAATTTGGTAATGCGGACAGCGAACCAGTTGTAAATGTTTGGTTTAACCAAGCAAGTTCTAGTCGTGGTTCGTGGACTGTGTGTGTTTGTCTTGAAAAGAATCTAATGTTGCCTTCGTTGTCGTTATCGTCTTCTGAACTACCTGTGAAAAATAAAATTAGTCCATAGTTGTCGGTCAGTGATGACCCAGAAATCATCGGAGCAATCAAGTCTGTTACATTTATTCTTAGTTCATCGTTAGTTAAATCGGTTACAGATTGACTGACCACGATGTCGGTTAGGTAGTCACTTCCACTAGCGTTCCAGTATGACCCACTTGTTTTTGTTCTCCAAGTCACACCATCATCAGAAACGAATGGTGTTTGCATTGTATATCCAGAACCTTCGTTCCAAGAACTTGATACTTGACAGATATACATTAACTCGTCTTGACGGAGTTTTTCTGCGTGTGCGACGGTCAAGTTAAGGAAGACCACAGATGTTGTGGGTGCTCCCTGTAAGTCGGTCAAATCAAATTGTATTAACGAACGAACAGCACCATTACTGTATTGTCTGTCATTTCTTAACTTACCGACTTCTAGTATCTCGTCATATCCTGTGTTTAAGGTACTGAATACTTCGTAAATAGTAGCGTCCTTGGTTGGTTCTAAATATACTCTACTCATTGTAGTGCCGTCCCTACGATATCGTTTTCTGGGTAACGTAACTCAAATATACACGGGTCTACTGAAGGATATACAATGTTATTACTTCTGTTACCACCCTCTGTGGAGACATCGTATCTATAAGGGGCGTAATCTCTACCATGTTCTTGTTGCCATTTATTAACGACATCAATAGTAGTGACCGATTGTACTCCTTCTATTCTAGCTATGGTCAATAACAAATCGTCTATCAAAATTGGTTGATTGATATTCCAATTATCAATGTTAAAATATTGAGCTACAGCATCAGAACATCTCGCCAAAACTTCATATGAATTATATCCTTTATAAACTACGATGGTGTAATTTACTCCAATAGAAACTCTAAATGCGTCTAGAATATTAATTCTATCGGTCATCATTCTATAGCCTCTTAAGAATTTTTTTAAATTTGTTTTTACTTCGTTATTAAGTGAAACTAATTTTTTGTCACTATCATAACCCAACATATACAAGTTTATGTTATTATTGACGGGACTGTCATCAACATATATAATGTCGTCGTCTATTCCACTAGTCACACCTTCAGTATTATTAAATTTATCTATATCACTTATAGCAGAATCTCTCATTGCAAATGCTTTTGCAATTGCTCCATATTTAGAAGGCATTGACAACACACGTTTTTCATAATCTTGGCTCGTTACGACCCTTCCCTGTGCATTTACAAATCCAATTGCAGCTTGTCTCAATTGTTCTGTAGTTAAGGAATTTAAACCACCATTTGCTGGTTCTTCATTAATAATTGTAATACTAGAAACCATTGTATTAAAAGTAGCTAAATCTCCAGAACTTAATGTTCTAGTTTCATTTAAAGTATTAATTTCACCAATTTGTGTTATAGCTCCAGAAGGAACATTAGAACGAAGACCATTAGAAACTCTATAGGTTATTGTCAATGTTGTGTTTCCTGGCGCAAGACCAAATGAATTACTATTTGTAAAATTTAACGTATCAAGTGACACGTTGGTCATATTCTGCAAATATTGTTGGTCATACACAGATTTATAATCTGGATTTTCGTATACGTCACTCAGATCACCAGTGCCAGAACCAAATACCAATTCTATTTTATTATTTCTATTTAATCTGGTAATAAATCTACGATTTACTTTTACTGGTTTGATTGTATATAAGGGAGCAACAGAGGAACCATTTGGATTTGTTAGTACATCTTCAAAGCGATAATCTTGAGATAGGTTATCAACTTCATACCAAGTATTTCCTTCACTATCAACAACAGAAACTATTTCCACTGCATTATCGTTTGGAAGTTCTACTTTTAAAAATTTACTTGGAGTTCCAACAACATATTCTAAACTTTTCTCTGTAGCAGACACCAATCTACAAGTTTTAGAAACTAAGAATGTAGATGGTAGCCCAGTTCCACCATCTAATGAATAAATTTTAACTTCTCTGTTAGTAGAATCGCCAAAATCACATATATCTTGGGTAAGAAAAGTTCCTGCGTCAAATTGTGTTGTTGCTCTAAAACTTGATCCCGCGGCAATTCTTGGTAAAAATCTAACATCCATATCACCTTCACTATCTGCCGGAACCAGTGTGGATATAACAGCTTTACAATGAGATGGAGAGGTTAATCTTGGTTTAAAACCTAAACCCTGTGCAATTGCAACAATATTTTCTCGTTCCTCTGCATACGCTAATAAACTTTCCTTAAACGAGTTATCTGTATAAAAAGAAAGCACATCTCCAATATAAGAAGCCATATCAATAAAGATAGAGCCGGGTGACGTGTCACTAAAATCTTGGTAGGTATCTGGAAAGTAAAACTTAGCAAAATCAACCAAATTTTTCTTAAACTCAGAGTAATCCTTGTTTAAATATTTTACCTGTTTTTTATCTACTTGGTCAGATAATACAACAGCCGAAGTTTTACTAATCGCCATTTAATATCCTCAAAAATTTATTAATACTTCATCGGTGAAGTTAGGATTTTCAGATAACCTATATTTTACGTACATATTTGCTCTATAATTGTTTTTATCGTCGTCGGTTGGTTGAAAAACGAATTCTTCTAATTGTAAATATGGCATCCACTTTTCAACTGCATCTTCAACTGTTTGTCTTGCATTAACAGAAAAATCATCATTGTTAAAATCAAAAACTAATTTATGAATATCACAACCAAACTCTGGGTTGTTGAATCTTTCGCCGGGGATTGTTAAAATTAAATTAATAAAATTACTCTTGACCTGTTCTAATACAGTTTCGGATGTTTGAAAATATCCTCCTGTTCCTCGTTCAAGTGGTAATGTGAATCCCCTAGCCATTTATTAGATTCCCATTTTTTTCATCAACGCACCGTAATCTTTATTCATTACATCAAATACTTCTTGATGTTTTTCTGTAATTGGACCACCATTAAATGATTGTGGTAATGACGGTGGTTGACCAACTTTAACATTTTGTGTATTGAAATTAAACGAGTCCATGTCCATGCCTAACTTAGATGTAAACATTTCTCTAAGTGACTCTCTTGTCATGTCGGCTGTTCCACCAGTACCCACTTGAACAGATTCGGTTTGTAATTGTGGTTGTGGTCTATTAGTCATCATTAAGTCAAACATTTCGGCTTTGACTTCTTTGATAATTTCTGCCTTTTGATGTTCAATTTCTTTTCTAACAAACTCTCTGATTAATTTGGATAATTCTTTACTAGTCATAATATACTCCTATGTTCCTTTATAAATAGTTCAGTCTCTTATTTTAACTAGGTTGCTTTTTATTGAAGACATATTTAAAGTTTGTAATAAAGTATCTACTTGTGTTAGTGGTGGAACTGTGCCGGGTCTTTTGGACAATAATTTTAAACAAACAACAATTGTATCTAATATAGTTCTCAATTCATTATATTTAACAACAGAATTTAAATCAATTGTGGTTCCTAAAAATATCTGTCCTCCTAAACTAGACACAGGATTTAAATAAATATCATTTCCCACATCAACGACCATATTTCTGTTACTACCAAAAATAGTATCTCGTTCTGATGAAAGTATTACATCATTTTCTTTTGAATTTAAAACAATTCTACCACTGTTCAAAATTGCTTGATTTTCAGACAATACAGTTTTACTATTTCCTGTTCCATCATTTATTGTTGGTTGATACTCGGATGAACCAAGGTCTTCTAAGGTAAAAAAGTTGGAAGAAAAATAAAAATTTATGTCTTGTTTTTCTGACATAACAAAACACGAAGAATCTAAATTTATATCTTCTACAACCAATGGAGTTACTACTTCACTGTTTAATGTTACATTTGGTTCTTCTCGTTGACCAACTCTAAAAATTAGTAACGCATCATTATTAAATTTATTAGTTGGGCCTAGAATTAATTTATCTTCTTTGACATCTGTTTTTTGATTAAATGCATCTTGTATTTGAGATGAACCCAATCTAATAGAAACCCCATATCTATTTTGAAAAATTATGTCACCATCAAAATTTTTCAGAGGATATAAGTTTTGTTTTTGTCTATATTTTTCCTCTCCTATATTTTCAATTGGTTGTTCTGAATATATAGGGGGACCACCCTGTCGTCTTAATAGAATAGAACCACCCAAATCTTTGGTTCTATTTCTCGCAGTTAATGTTTCAACAATATTTGGATAGGCGTTATACTGTAAAGTATTATTTACATTTATTCTAGTAGAATAAAAATATTGTTCAGATTTAGATTTATAATTTGGCATTCTGTAAATAATTACGGATTCACCAATTAATGGTAATTCTTGAACACCAAGATCAATAGGAGTAGCATAACTAGATCTATCAGAAGTATAGTTCTGGGCAATATCTTCTATAAATTTAAATTGAATAGTTCCAACCGCTAATTTAGGGTAATTATCGTGTTCTTCGTTTCTAACTATATCAGTGACCACTCCAGTGGTTACGTGTTTTCTGATAATTTCATCGTCGGATACATAAATCGGATCGTCTAATGTAGAAAAAAGATTTCTTCTAGCCATACTAACTTCTCAGATTTTGTAGTTCTTCTTCAACCTGTTTTGCCTCTTCCTGTAGTTCATCAATCTCAAAACTGATGTTACTGAGAAGTTGGTTCTTTTCTTCTTCTGTTAGTAAGTCGGTGGAAGAAGAAGCCTTGGCACCAATAGACATAGCTCTCTGGGCGATTTGAGCGACACGAACAATATGTTCGTCATTCTTAACATTGACCTCCATAAAATCTTTGATGACGGGAGCTATCACCGCTGCATCTTCAGGAGTTCTAATGAGTTGTGTAAGTTTAAGAATAAATGTATTGATTTGTTCTCTTTTACTTTCTGTATTTTTGTATATGTCTTTAAAAACATCGGATAATGTTTTATTGTCAAATACTGGTTGTTCCATAATAAATCTCCATTTACTATAAATATTTACTTGTCAAGGTATTCGGAGATTCTGCCGGTTTTTTGAAAGTATTTATATTGTCTGTCAAGTAAAACCTTTAGTTCTTTTACAATTTTTGTAATATCACTGGTCTTACAATCTGTAATGTCTCGTATCATTAGATAGATTGCTTTTTTGTTAAAATTATTGATGTGATTAGACTTACTTAAAAGTAGCAATATTGCATAACCAATTTCCGAATCTTTGTCTTTTGGAAAAATTTGGTGTAAGTTACCGTCCCAATATTTTATGAATAATTTTATAAACTCAACTCGTTCTGGTTCGTGATATGAATCATTGGGGTCTATGACCAGAGTATCTTGAACAGAATAACTTTCATCGGTTTTGTCGGATAAATAAACCGTGCGTTTCTCTTCTTTGTATCGTTTGTTATTCTGGAGTATGAGGTAGTTTTTAGCTACAACCGAAAAGTAACTGAATGATTTGCCTTTGTCTTCAGTAAAATTTGGGAGCTTTAAAATTAAATAAGAAATAACCTCGCTTTTAATATCCTCAAATGAACCATCCATATAAGGAAATTTAAAACGATTGATTATGTTTTCGGCCATCTTGTCTAGTGGTTCGTATATGTGGTCCCTAAATATTTTTTCTCTAAATAACTCATCTGGTTCTTTATTATAACGAACGATAGCGTCTTCTGTTTCCTGTGTCCAATAAACCTTACCCTTCGGTGTTCTCCGTCTCTTCTTCGGCGACATATATTAGCTTCCTTAGACCCCCAATGGTGTCTATTAATTGTTCAAAAAGTTGTCCTACTTCGTCATCTTTTTCAAACATTTGCCGTTTATCTAAACTTCTAGATGTCGCTAATATCTCTGACGCTTCATCGTAAAACCGAAGGATTGTAGCTTCGTATCCTTCTGTAATATCTTCAAATTGTTCTAATTTTTTCAATGTAACATATGAACTATAAATTAAAGCAACATTGAGAAGAATAGATGTAACCAGCAATGCCCAAAACATAACTTTATAACTCCTCTAAATTTAATTCGTAATCTGTAAATCTTTCCATATACTTTGTAATTGTCATACCATTGGAATCTGTTGTTCCAACATTATTTTCTAAAAACTTTTTCATTCCTCTAGCACCAGCGAAATGTGCTCCTGCCAAAATAGACGATGGTGTCAAATATATTCCGTTGTGCATTGTATATCCATATATCATAATATGATGTTCTAGATTTGTATAATTGTCCCTTAAATACTGAACCATTACACTATCTTGTAACTGAGGACTATTCAAGAATTGTTCTCTTGTTACATCATGACCCAAATGTTTTAGAGTTCTGGGACTAAATTGATACTTGCCCATAAACCCAAAACGGTTTACTGCATCATACCTACCATTACTTTCTAACTCACCAATGGCGTCCATTAATTCCTGTAACTGGTGTTCCTTTGGTGGTTCACTTACTACTATTTCTTCTATCTTAACGACAGGTATTTCTTCTGTTTTTTCATAAGTAAAGCTACTTAAACTAATTACTGCTAAAAAGCTTAACATAAGTCTAATTTTCATTTTGACTCCTTGTTAAGTGAAACAATTATAACAGGTGGGGCATCGCCTCTCGTAACCCATTTGTGGTCACCGATACAAAGTTACCATTGACATATAATTCGTCAATTGTTTTGGCTCCCACATAACTCATTGCTGACCTTACTCCATCCATAATTTCATTTACTATTCTCTCAACAGAACCCTTCATTGGAACCATAGCTGC